TACAGACGAAAGAATATGGAAACCAGAACTAGATAAAACTGGTAGTGGTTATGCCGTTATTCGTTTTTTACCAGCAACTGAAAAAGAGGAGATGCCTTGGGTACGAGTATGGTCTCACGCATTTCAGGACAAAGGTGGTTGGTATATTGAAAACTCTCTTACTACATTAAATCAAAAAGATCCTGTAAGTGAAGAAAATACTAGATTATGGAATTCAGGTGTTGAATCTGATAAAGAGATAGCAAGAAAAAGAAAAAGAAAATTATCTTACTACTCTAATATATTAGTTGTAAGTGATCCTGCTCATCCACAAAATGAAGGTAAAGTATTCATATTCAAATATGGTAAAAAGATATTTGATAAGATTACAGAAGCGATGCAGCCAGCATTTGAAGATGAACAACCAATTAATCCATTTGATTTTTGGAAAGGTGCAAACTTTAAACTAAAAATCAGAAAAGTGGATGGTTATTGGAACTATGATAAATCTGAATTTGAGCCTGTTAAGGCAGTTGCTGATAGTGATGAAAGTATCAAAGCAATCTGGTCTAAACAGTATGCTCTAACACCTTTCTTGGCCCCTAGTAATTTTAAAACCTATGATGAACTCAAAGAGAAACTGAATAGGGTAATTACGGGAACGAGAAGTACTGGCACTGTTGAGAATGCTGAACTCCCTCCAGCAAAATCTAACGGTTCAGTAAAAAGTAATAGTAAAACTACCACGTCCGCTAGTGATGATGACGATACGTTATCTTACTTTAGTAAATTGGCGGATGACGAGTAGAATCTCTCTCTACTAATACTTTGATGGTGGCCAGAAATGGCCACCATTTTAAACTGGTACAGTATTTAAATTAATAAAAGAACGATCAAAGTTTGTAGGCTCCATAGTCATAGCTTGTGTATTAGAAGCATTTACATTACTATTAGATATATTAGGTGCTACCACTGTATTGTTGGTAGGTTTAGATTCGTTTAATGCCTGATTTTCAACACTCATTTGATTTAAGTTTTGCGATCTTACATTTCGTGTCATTTGATTAATACTTCTTCTATCTTCACCACCTTCAGCATTTATAGGTATTATTTTCATAGCATCTGATTCACGGCCTGTATCAAAGGCTTTTCTATCAGCTACTGTTTCGCCATCAATCTCATTTCTATTGACCATTTGACCTTGGCCAGTACGTTTTTGAATATCAGTTTCATATTGAGGACTTTGTTTATCTTCTTGGCCAGGCACGGCAGTTTTATTAGGGTCGCCTATTTCTTCATTTTTCTTATCATCAGATTTTAATAAACTAAAAGGCCATATCTTACTAATACTATCAAATATATTAGCAAAGAAATCAATTACACTCTTAATTACTTTATATAAGGTGTAAATAACTACGCCAATACCTATAGCTATTAAAACAAATTTTATAAGAGGCAATAATAATGCCATAAATCCCATAGCAACTTTACCAACCATACCAGCTAATTTACCAAAACCTTTAAATAAATCACCACCTAATTGTGTGATTTCTTTACCAAAACCTTTTATTTGTCTAAATGCTTCGCCTACTGTTTGGTCTAATGGGCCAGAAACTCTTTCTTTTGGTTTTAAACCAGCTCTTTCTTTATCTTTCTCTAATAACATATTTCTTGTAGAAATTTTATCTTCTTTTTCTAAATATGCTTTCTGTGCTTCTTGATCTATCTTATCTTCTTTTCTTAATTGTTTATATTCATCTTGTAATGCTTTTTGTTCTTTTTGTATATCTCTTTCTTCTTGTTTAATTCTTTTTAATTCTAATCTTTCTTCTTTTTTAGATTTTAATTCTAATTTGCCTTCTTTTATATTAACATAGGTATTGATACCTCTTTCTCTTAATATATCTCTTTCTCTTGTTAATTCTTCCGTTTTTTCTACTTGTATTCTTTTTGCTTCAGCTCTATCTTCTTTGCGTTGTTTATTCATATCGTAAAGTTTTTGAACAGCATTACCTATTTCTTTACTATATTTACTTAAATCAACACCTAATCTTGTTTGCAATCTATCAATTAAATCAAAACCTTTATCAATATCTCCCTCATAATTTGAAGTTAATAGGTCATTAATTTGTTTTAATTGTGAATCAACAGGTAAAAATTGTTTTGTTGTATTAATAGACATTTGATTAATTCTATTAGTTACAGTAGTGGCTATAGTACTTAAAACTGATGCTATGTTTTGTGTAGTTAATGGCGTGCCACCTTGTGTAGTAGCAATTCTTTTTATATTAGAAACTGATTGTGCTTTATCTCTATTGCTTTCATCAATTATTTGTTGTTGTTGATCGGCAACCTTTTCTTGTTTGGCAGTTAATCTTTCCATTTGTCTAAAGATTTTACTTCCACCTGCCATATACAAACTGATGTCTTTTTCTTCTGCCATTTATTAACCTATTTGCTCGTCTATTTTAATTTTTTGTTGTGTAACTGGTGGTATTGTTTGAGCTACTATTTTTTTATCTTCAATCTTTTCTTGTGTTCTACCATATGCAGATATACCTAATACAGCACCCATAGCTATATGAAAGAAACCAGCACCTTGTAATGTCAATGGATTCCATTGTGTAAACACAACTGTTTTTAAATATGTTGCTTGAGCAAAATTCCATAATATAGGAAATATAACAAAATCAAAAGCACATACGGCCAGATATAACCAACCCATAGCAGGTCGCCATTTATTATTAAAACCTGTTTCTTTATTTTGTGTACTCATTGACTGTTCCTTTTCTTTCTTTCCGCTTCTTCTTTTAAATGATTAATCAATAATGAAATGTAAATATCACGCTCCCAAGGTATCATATTCTCAAGCTCACTTAATGAATATTTATGATGTTGTATCAGAGCAAAGTTATTTTCGAAGTATGCCTCTAGTGAATTGTGAGCGAGGCTTATTCGAAAAAATCAGATATTCCTGTTAAAACCACCTTACTTTTCACGTTAGTTTTAGGATTAGTTACCTCTATTTCGTGTTTCAATACAGGCATTGTTTCATAAAACTTTTTAATTTTAACAAAGGCCTCTTGTGGTAGACCTTCTAGGAACTCTCTTAATTCTTTTTTAGTACTATCTTTTGCTGGGTATATCTTATCACCTTCAAAAACGTGATCAATACAATCAACTAAAATTGTAAACATCATCTCTATTTGTTGAGTATCAATTTTACCTTTACCATAATCATAGTTTTTTAAAGTAGGGTAACCTAATACTACACCTAAGTTTCTCTTTTCATCTAAGATTATTTTATTAGTATGTTCATCATCTACCTGAACTTCAATTTTAGTTAAATCAATTTCAGTTTCAACATAAGTTTTTCCATCGTCTGGACATATTGTTTTAAATTTAGATATTTCTGATACTGATTTAGCTCTTAATTGTAAAAATATATATTCTATATCAAATATAGGTAATAAATCTACTTTCAAAGCATTAAAAGTACAAGCATTAATTATTTCTCTTATTGCTTCAACAATTTGTTTGTTGTCGCCTGTTTCTTGTGCTATGAAAAGTATTTTTTCTTCCTTCACTAGAAAAGGTCTAAACTTAACTTTTAAATCTTGTGATGGTAGAGTCAATTCATATGTAGGCACATCAACTCGTGGTAACGTCATTATTATCTCCTTTTATTATAAATTAAGTGGTGGTAAATTGCCAAATGGAGGAAATACTCGACCACCTGTAATACCACCAATCGGTATACGTCTTTTTAGTCCTTGTAATACATCAACACCAGCACGTCTTAATTCTGGTGGTAATTTGTTTAATAGGCCACCAAATGCACCAAAAGAACTTTTAACAGTAACATCTCTAAAGTTTGCTTGACCTAATTCTATATTGCCTGATCTATCTAAGAAGTAATTTATCCAATATCTAAAACCAAACGTTACTTGAAACGTTTGTACAGCATTATTTTCATATGAATATTCAACAGCACTGATAATTTTTGGATAACAATCAAATAATTTAACAGCATATGTTACATCATCTCTTTCGTTACGACTTGCAAATTGACCTAATTGAAATATGTTTACATCAGATACGTAATTATCATAAAAATTAAAATTATGACTTTGATTACTGAACGCAGCTTTTTGCCATAATTCAAAATAACTTCTTTCTCTTAAAAACTTATCAGCATAAAATGTTGCAGTTATATCGGCCGATTTATAATCGATTGCTATTTTAT